TTACAACCTAAACTTTTAAAATCATTTGCATTCGTATGGCCGCGAAGAAATGCAATTAATTCTCCAATCACTCCTTTATAAAATATTCGCCTATGAGTAAATAAAGGAAATCCTGCTTTTAAATTTAATTCAAGATTTGCCCCAAATATACCAAGCGTACCTACGCCTGTTCTTTCTTTATCTCTTTTAACTCCTTCAGTTAATACTTTATTAACTAATGCAAAATATTGCTTTTCATTTTCCATTGTTTTTCTTTAAGTAAGCTCCGTAAAAACTTGCGTAATTAATAAGATCTAATACTGAATCATATGCTGATTCGAAGTTAGGATTTTTTTCATTGAATGCAATTGATTCTAAGCGTTTAACTTTTGTTGAAATCATTTGTAAATACGAATGATGCCCATATGGAAAATATTCTTGTTTAGCTTCTGAATCATTTGAATTGTAATCTTCGGCTTTTTGTGTTTGTAAAGCTGCCGCTTCACTTAATACTGAATGCATAGTTACTCCTTATTTAAAAATAACGATCATGCTATCATGCATTCCCGCTACATTATTTACTTTTTCTCCAAATGTATTATAACCAATAAATTTAACCCTGCCTTTTAAAAATCTTATATCATGCGCATTTGGTAAAATATAATCATGGAATAAAATAGTGCTTGTGCTAACAGGTAACAAACAAACACATAGCTTTCCTTTTTTAGATTCTTCGATTGCCTTTTTAACAAATGCTTCTTTTAATTTTCTACTATAAGGCGGATTAACAAAATTACGTTGACCCCATTCAATTAATAGTCCGTCTTTATCTGGAGTTATTTCATCAAAACAAATAGGGCACGGATCAAAATCAAAATTAAATTCTTTATTTAATTCATCATATAAATATAAAGGAGTTTCCCAATTATCATGGTTATTTATATTTCTATTTTTCATGATCTAAAAAATTTAATTTACCAACATTATCAAAATGTTGTGGGGCTTGCCAATCTTTTGGCTTAACAAGATCAGGTAAGCCTAGTGGATTTGGCCTGCTGTCTTTAATTCCTATTTCTTTTTTCATATTAGCGTGATGCACACGTTTCCAAGCTTTTTTAATATCAACATCAAATGCATCTAATGATCCTAATGCAATTACAATAATATCAATGAAAGCATCAACTACTTCATCTGATTCTTGATTGTCAATTGCTGTAAATAATTCGTTTAATTCTTCTTGTATAAAATTAGCCCTAAATTGTAAGTAAGACATTTTATCTTCATTATCTGCTTTGTTAATAAACCGGTATATTTTATAATACCGGTTTAGTTTTTTAATATCGCCTAGCATTAAGCAGCTTTTGTAAAGTCGTTAGCTGTTAATCTGCCAGTTAAATATTGAATTGCAATGTTTGCTTCTTTGCCATAAAAACCAGCGTCATTTATAAGTTCTTTTTGAAAGCGATAAATTATAGTTGATTCTTCGTCGGTACCATAATCAAGCGCTTCAACAAGATTCTTATCAAGCATTTTTATAACTTGACATACAGATTCTGATATGTTTTCAATTTTTTTTAGTAATTCGTTTCTTTCTTCTTGGTTCATAATTAACTCCTTAAATTATGTTGTTTGTTTATAATATAATTATATCGAGTTATATATAAATGTATACCTTTTTATATGTTTATTTCCAATTATTTACCCAATTTGGCCTATTATTTTGCTTAAATGAGCTTTTTTTAACGTTTTTTGTATGTTCTGCTTGCGTAGATTGATTTTTGTTAATCAATTGTTCTAAGCGATTATAATTTGGCTGGAGTATATATAAAGCAGCCAATCCATAAACAAATGTATCTAAAGCTTCATTTCTTGTAGTTTTTTTAACCCATTCAAACTTCTTAGCGCCTTTAGAGTATTTAATTACTCTTTTCTCAGATGTTAATTGCCTAAAATATTCTTCATCAACTGTTGCCGGAAAGTGTATTGTTTTAGTTTCAGATTTTAATCTTGTATAAATTGCTTCTTTAGCGGTATCTGATCCAACAGGATAAAGAATATGTCGTGATCTACCAATATATGACGGGCGACCGGCAACTGGCTTATTACTTTGTGACTGACCTTTAATAGCAAATACTTTTCTATGCACTCTTTTAGAAGTAAAAGCATAAACCTGTTGTGTATGATGGCCTCCTGAGTCAACACAAGAACAAGCTATTTTTAAAATTTTTTCATCTTCGCGTTTAAATGTCATGCCTAAATAATTGTCTAAGTCTTTCCAAACCAAATTACTTGATGGATCGCCAAAGAATACTCGATAATCTAAAACCCATGCTTCATTATTTTGGCCCCAGCCAATTACTTGCGCTTCTAATCTGTCTCCTTGAACATCAATACCCGCTGTAATTAATAAAACATTATTTGGAATATTAGTATAATCGTATTCTTCTCGCTGATTCATTAATGCGCTATGCTCGATGCTCTCTCCTGGATCATCAAACGTTTTGCCTAATGCAGTATTTACCCAGGTCTTTAACATTTCAGGTTGACTCTTAACAGCATAAAAATCAACAGCCATATCTTTCCATGATCTCCAGGGTGAATATAATTCTGATATATGAAAGCCTGCTGTTTTTTTTGTTTCTTGTGTAGCTACCCATTTACCTTGTGAAAGCATCCACATCTTTTTAGTTTCAGGTATTACTACTTCGCAATGCTTACAAGTATACTCTGCTGTTTCAGGTTTTTTAGATTCCCAATGAATTTGTTCCCATTCTAATACTTGGTACTCATTACATTCCGGGCAAGGAACTTGATAATAGCGTTGATCTGATTCTTCAAATGCTACTTCAATTCTCGATAGTCCTTTGATAGTTGGAGTAGATGTAATAAATACTTTTCTATTCCAAAATGTAGTTGTTCTTTTTACAGCTAAGTTAATCGGGTCCCCTTCGGCGCCAGCACTCGGATCATATCTATCAATTTCATCGCAAAGCAAAATACGAATTGGTCTTGAAGCTAGGCCTGCTGCCGAATTCGATCCAACAATATTAATATTGCCTCCTGGAAATTGTTTTGATAAAACTGTATTCGAACTATCTTTACTTCTCGGATCTTTTACTTTAGCCCTTAACCGATCACAATCACGAATCATGTTAGCAAGCCTGTCTTTACTCCAAGCTTGGGCCATTTGTAATGTTGGCTGCAATACTAAGCATGGGCTTGGGTCTTGATCAATATAATAAGCAACTATATTGTTTAATATTTCAGTTGCGCCAACTTGTGCACTTTTCATAAAAACAATTGTATGAATCTTTGGATTATTAACAACGTCCATAATACCTTTCTGATATGGTGCTCTCGATGTTTTCCACATGCCAGCTTCAGCAGAAGATTCTGGTGATAGCGTTCTGTACTGATCAGCCCATTCTGAAACAGTTAGATTAGGCGGTGGTGTCCAGGTCTTCTTTGTCGATAAGAGTATTTTCTCTATATTCTCTTGGTATTGGGTCATTTGCTAATTCCTCTAATGCCTCGTAAATTGAATCTTTAATTATCTTTTCTACTTCGTTAAAATCATCACTTGCTAAAACTAAATGACTAACTTTGTTTGGTATTGTTAAAAGTTTGCCTCTGCAGTTTGAAGCATAGTTAACCCATGTAGATTCAACTTGATCTGTTGGTATTAGCTTTCCTTCAATTACAGCAACATCTAGCTGTGCTTTCTTGGCTTGCGCTGCAGTTAGCTTAGTTTTTTCTTCAGTTATATCACCTGTTCCATCTTTTAACGTATATCTAGCTTTTTGTTGTAGCTCTTCTATATATGATTGCCTGCAATGGTCTAAATCTAGCGGATTTGGGCCTGGTTTAGGCTTAAATACGCCTTTTTCTACTAATTTACCAACGTTTTGAACTGACATAAATAAATGTTCAGCAACTTCTTTTCTTGTAGCCATATTTATAAAATTAAACTCAATGCGCTGGAAGCCTGTCTAACGGAAGCACGCGAGCGAATAACCACGCCGGTTATATCCCATAAAGTAACTGTTGTTTTGGAACATGCCTTTGTTTGCATCATATCATTCTCTCCATGCTGTAATGCTTTAATATATGTATAGGTATTAAATAACATTTACCTAACCCAACTTTAATCTCTCGGCAATCTTCTCTTAGCATGCATTCAATAATCTTCATTGGCTTGATCCATAAAAATCCGGTGTTAGTATGAATACACCAGTAGTCTGCCTTGGTACTTAATATATCTCCAGGTTTATTATTTCTTTCATACTCAATAATAATATTTCCTGTTGTTTCTGATCGCTTATCATACTTAACCTCTACACTTTTATGTAACTCAGGAATCCATATATCGTAATCAAGGAATTGACCTTCAATACGTTTAGCTAACGGATATTTATTATGTAAAACTTTAAGAACTTTTTCTTCATATGATATACCCATGCTTAACAACTGACTAAACTTCATTTAATTTGATATCCTGCTTTCTTAATATAATATTTAGCAACCTTCTCAAACTTTACCGGCATTACATATTTAACTGCTTTATTAGCAACACGATAAAAGGGAAATATAGCATCATATCTAGGATTAGTTTCAAACCTATGTATGATCTTTAAACCGTTCTTATTACGCTCCCATACACCATATATGCCATCGATTGTTGCTCTGAATTGCTTACCTTTTACAACACCTTGTTTTCTTCCTGGTATATTACCAAATTGATTTAATCGTGCATTAACTGTAGGTACTGCTGTATTCTTAACTCTTCTGATGCCTCCAACAATATTTCTATGTATAAACTCTTGTGCCCAGTCTCTAAATGTTATACGGGCTATAGGATAATTCTTTTTAGCAAATTGAACATAAATACTTTTTATTGTTTGCGGTTTAGGTCTATCAAATGATTTACGCATTTGTACTTGCTCAAGCTCTTTAACTCTAGTAGCTGTTTCATTTAAAGCAATTCTTGTTATATTCGGGATATCAACATTTTGAAACTTTTTAAGCTGCTTAACAAATGGCTTGATATTACTTTTAACTGACATTAACATAACTTTTTATTCTGCCTCCGATCTTATGTGTTTTCTTTTTTATATCAATAAAATCTGCAGTCATTGATATAAGTATTTCATTAATATGAAAAATTATAACATCTTCTTTAGATTTATACTTTTCAAATGCTATCGGTACATCGTCTTCATTCA